AAAATTTCGCTGTTCTCCCCCATCGGGTACACCTGATGGTTGTACAACAAAACAGTGTTGTTACAAGGGCAGGGCACAACACTGGCATAAATTACCTGTTGACATTGTACCACATCTGTGGTATAATATAGACAATGAAAGAGGGAACAACAGAGATAGACGGAACGGCATAGAGAAGACCAAAACGGAATCTCAAAGAAAACCCTTGACAAACAGCAAGAAATGTGGTACAATAAAGGTGGAAAGAAACCACAAAATTGAATCACAAGAGAGAACATTGAAGAGGTGTTTATTATGACTGATAAGAAATCTATCCGTATTGCATACTATGTACTCGCTGATAACAATGTGCTGATGTCCGGCCAGTTCAAGTATTTCATCACTGGCATTTGGGGTGATGAAATTCGTTTCGATGACAATGGCTGGTTCTCGTTGTGGGCCAACGGTGAGTGCGTGCTTGCTGATGAAGTGCACAGTTTGCACGCTGTCAAGGGTATTTGTGCTGACTACGAGTATGAGTATGTCAAGGACATTCGTTCCTAAAGCCGAAACCGGGTGCAACCCGGTCACAACAGGACGACAACCTGTTGTCTGATGATGGCAAGTCACTATCACAGTATCATGTCAATGTATTATTGAAGAGGTATGCAATTATGACAACTATGAATTATCGTCTCCATTATATGAATTATCGTCTTCGTTCCATGCCCTCTGCTCAGGCACATGTCGAGTTTGTGTACAATGAGTGTGAATCATTGGTGGCAATCCGCTTGTATAGCTATCGCACTTGTATTCTTGAAACTGAACGCATTGAAAAAGGTGGGATTTATCATTGGGTAACTCATGTATTGTTCAACCCCGCTTATAGCCACACTACAGCACGCCACGTGAATCGCTTTACACATGAACTGTTTGGTTGCAACTACTATTTCGAGTGTAAGGACGCTTGGGCAAATGAGTCTCCGTTGTGTGAAGTGCTCAATACTAATACTATAATGGATTTTTGGAACGAGTATCGCCAGTATGGAAAGAAGTTCCATTATTAAGTATTGAAGAGGTGCGCTATGAAACAGTGGTTCCGCATTGAGTTGTTTGACGAAAACTTTATGACATGTTTGCCAGAGCAGGAAGCAAGTCATAGGCTGGATATGGTTGAGCGGCAATATACGTCCATCAATCGTGCATGGTCTGCCGCAAATCGTATGGCAAGTGCACGTCATAACGTGTTCTTTATCCGTGTAAAGCGTCTGTAATTTCTAGGCAAGTGCCCATAGCCCGCTATGGGTACTAACGTGGGAATTACCACGAGAAAGTGAGGTCATGAAAAATGACTGTATACCAGTTGAGTTGTGTAGCTCCTATCGTGTTGTTGTTCGTTGCTGGCGGTTTGGTGTATGCCTTTGGCGCTTGGAAAGGGTGGTGGATGCTGTGATTAGGCTCTATCTCAAGGAATACAAACCTGTTGAGTTAGTTCAGCTCTACAATGCTTTGTCCCTTGCCCGGTCTGTTGTTAAGTCTGCCACTCCTACCAATGTTTCTAAGGACTTGGACGAAATCCTTGTGTACCTTTCCGGCTATATGGATGCAAAGGGGGAGTCTGAAAAATGAGTGCACGTCTGAACGCAAGTCAGTTGGCCCACCGCTTGTACAAGTACCTGTTACAGCGGTATTCCCGTGAACAGCTCATGCACACGTTTTATTGCATGGATACCCGTGTATTTGATGACCCCGATGTGGTGTTGTTCCCGGATTTGCAGAACAGGTTTCATGCACCTACGGACGCAACCAAGTATTTGCTTGAAGAGGGTTTGCCTATTTGGTTAGTACATGAGGGCAATAACTTCCCGTTGGAAGTCCTCACCTATCGCAAGGCTGAGTTGTTGTTCGATTTGTAATTTCTAGGCCGGTGTCCTACAGTACGCTGTAGGGCACTAACGTGGGAATTACCACGAGAAAGGATATGTTGAAAACTATGTTGAAACTGTTGAAAGTCCCGCCCTAGTGCACAAGTATGGGATTGTTAAATTTTTGTCAAGGGAAAGACAATTTCTTAAAGTCCTATATTTCGTATGTATAAAAAGTCCATCCCAATTGCAACAATCGTCTATCGTATTTTGTACAGCTATATGGTACAATAAGTGTGAGGAGATACATCTCCAGATAATCACATCACCATTCACATTCAAAAAAGGAGACAACTATTATGCGTAAGTATGCTATCACTCGTCGTTCTGTCGTCACCACTGCAACCGTCAAGGCCGTGAACACCAACACTTTCGAGGTCGTGGATATGACTGCCACTCTGGACGGCGCTTTCTCTGACCCGGCCGCCTGTCTCAAGGCTGTTACCAAGGTGTGGGAGAATGACGAGTTCAAGCCTGTCGCCGTTACTGGCATGGCCTGCAAGGTCAAGACCTACGGCATGACTGCCGCCCAGTGGTTCGACAACGCTGACGTCATCGAGGAGACTGATATCACTGCTGAGGAAGCGGCCAGCTTTGGCAAGCGCCAGAAGAAGTCTGCTGACGAGCAGTAAACCGCTAATCGACTATACATCACAAAAGCAATAAAGGAGTAACATCATGAATATCATTGCAAAGAGCACTTCCGTCCAGACCTCTTTCGACCTCTACAACCTCACCAAAGCGCCTAACCGTCACAAGCTGGTTGATATCAAGGGCCAGACCGTCACGCTCAAGTCGTGGGCGTTGTACGAGGAAGAGAACAGCAAGGGCGAGATGGTCAAGATTCTGTCCCTCATGACTGATGGTGGCGAGGGCTACGCCACTAACTCTGCAACCTTTATCCGGGATTTCGAGTCCGCTGTGGATATGTTCAAGGAGTTCGGTGATGAGTTCCACCAGATTCAGGTTGTGCCTGGCACGTCCAAGAACGGGCGTGAGTACATTTCCTGCCTTGTCATTGCATAAGGCGCACATTTAATATCGAAGAAAGGAAAAGTTCTTCGGAATCATACACAATTACCCGGCTGGTGGCCATTCACTGGCCGGGTTTTTATAATAGTTAGAGAAAGGTGGTGCTAGGTCGTGAATCACAAACAACAAGTAGCGGCAATGCACGCACGAGAACTTCGTATTGCTAAGGATGATTTGCTAGTACAGATTAACAGCTATATCAATAAAGTCAGTTCAGAGGGTGGACGCACTGAAATAACACCTCAGTTATCACGTCTTGTTAATCTGGACAAGTACAGGGCTCGAGATGTAGCTAAGATTCAACAGCTGGTAAGTAACCCCGCCAAATTACAGGAGTATATTTACGCTGAGAATGCGGCAGGATATCCGATTAGTGGTGAGAAAGCTGTTGAGCGATACGTTAAGGCCGTGGAAAGCGGATTTGTTCGCCCTGCTAAAGAAAAAGAAATTATGGTTGATAATGTAGCAGAAACAATGCGTGCAACATTTGTGGATGAATCGGCTTTGAATGAGTTTCAAGATTTTCTTAGGCATGTAATGACAGACCCATCTGGAAGTATTGATGAAAGTTGGTGGCGTATTGCGCACCCTGATTGGTATACAGTTGGTTATCGTGGAAGTCATGACTACGGTAAAGCTGAACTGCTTAAAGAAAATGCTTCAAATGTGTTTGAAATGCAAGACGCTTTACGTTCTCTTATTGAGCGAGACGGTATTCAAAAGGCGGCACAGCGCATTAAGGATAACTATGAAGCGTTGCAAGAGCAATCTATTAAAGCTAGTATCGGCTATAAGGGTAATGCCGCCGATGGTCTGCAACAGGTCTTGCGTATACTTTTACCAGAAGATAGGCAACCCGGTAATATTAGGCATCGTATTGCAGATATGCAAGAAGTATACGAGGGCCAATTCGATTATGAGGAATGATGACAAATGTCACGCTCTGACAAGTGGCGCACTTTTAGTGCGGACTTTGAAACAACAGTAGAAGAGAATACGAAACAGCAAACTTCCACTGAGGTTTGGAGTGCCGCAAGTGTGGAGCTATGGACAGAGGATGTGATGGTGTTCCATTCCATTGGTGAGTTGTTTGACTACTACGTTTCCTTAAATGAAAACATCGTTGTTTACTTCCACAACTTAAAATTTGACGGCAACTTCTGGTTATACTATCTGATGTATGACTTAGACTACAAACAGGCATTTGATTACAACGAAGACGGTGAAACAGGTCATTTCCGTAAAAATTGGGAGATGCAAGACAAGTCGTATAAGTATGTAATTTCTGATATGGGGCAATGGTATTCATTCACAATCAAAGTGAATGGACACTATATAGAGTTGAAAGACTCATTGAAATTACTTCCATTCTCGCTAAAGCAAATCGGATTGAGTTTCAAGACAAAGCACCAAAAGTTAGAGATGGAGTACAAGGGCAAGCGATATGCTGGTTGTCCTATAACACAGGAAGAACTAAAGTATATTGCGAATGATGTTCTAGTTATCAAAGAAGCGCTTGAATTTATGTTCAATGAGGGCCACAGGAAATTAACAATTGGTTCTTGTTGTCTTGATGAGTTTCGTAAAGGAAAGACTGTCGGAGATGATTATAAAACACTGTTCCCAGACTTGTATCAAATTCCACTTGATGCAGAAGTGTTTGGTAGCGCTACTGCTGGCGACTGGATTCATAAATCTTACAAAGGTGGTTGGTGTTATCTGGTAAAGGGAAAAGAGTGCAAAGAATATAACAATGGTGTTACAGCTGATGTGAATAGCTTATATCCATCTGTTATGCACTCTGAATCTGGTTCAGATTATCCGATTGGTAAACCCAAATTTGTGCATCTTGAAGCTCCTATTGGCGGTTTGTATGACGGTTTCGCTTGTCCTGCTAAGTATGACCCATTCTGGTTTCAGCCAGAACCAAAGCCTAAAAAATTATGGGAATACGGGACATTCTATTTCTTTAGAATCAAGACACGGTTCTATTTGAAACCCGGTAAGTTGCCATTTGTGCAGATAAAAGGCTCGTGGTTGTACAAGGGAACAGAAGCGCTCGAAAGTTCAGACGTTATAGGTAAAGATGGAATACCACGTTCTGAATACTATGACATTGGCGGCAACTTGCACGATACTCGTGTAGAACTGACATTAACACAAACGGATTTTATATTGCTACGAGAACATTATAATTTAGTTGATTACGAGATGCTTGATTATTGTTCTTTCGATTCAACTATAGGCTTATTTGACGAGTACATTGACAAATATGCGGCCATTAAGAAGACAAGTAAAGGTGCAATGCGGCAGTTAGCTAAATTGTTTTTGAACAACTTGTACGGAAAAATGTCATCATCTACGAACAGCTCTTTCAAAGTCGCTTTTAAGAAAGATGACGGTAGCGTAGGCTTTTACGAGGTAGAAGAAAATGAAAAGAAACCCGGATACATTCCAGTTGGTTCAGCAATCACTAGCTATGCCCGCAACTTTACCATTCGTGCGGCTCAACAAAATTATTACGGAAAAGACAAACCCGGATTCATCTATGCAGACACAGACAGTATACATTGTGACTTGTCGCCTAACCAGCTAAAGGGAATTAAAGTTCATCCGTCTAATTTCTGTTGCTGGAAGTTGGAATCGAGCTGGGACAAGGGATGGTTTGTGCGGCAGAAAACGTACATTGAGCACGTCGTGGCTGAGGATTTGGAACCAATTGACAAACCCTATTTTAACATTAAATGTGCTGGTATGCCAAAGAAATGCAAAGACTTATTTGCAGAGTCCTTTAATGATAAGGTTGCAGAGGACATAGAAAATGGTATTGACCCACGTAATGAAGAACAAAAACTTTGTGATTCAAAATTGACGCCAGAAGAGATTCAATTTCTAAGTAAAACAAGAACATTTAAAGATTTTAAAACAGGACTAACAGTTCCCGGTAAACTATTGCCAAGAAGAATTAAAGGCGGTGTGTTGCTGGTTGATACTGATTTTACAATGAGGTGATATAATGACAGTTAAAGATTTATGGGATATGTGGGGAGAACTTCACGAGAAAACGGTTGTTGATATTTATACAAGCGGTGGTGACTTGCTAGAAGTTAACCAGCTGTTCGATAAAATCTTTCCAAAGTATGAAAAATATAATGTGTACACGTTTGGCTGTATCTTATATAATCAGTGGCACAAAATTATTACAATTGAGGTGTAATTATGAAATATAAAGGCAATCATTGTCCTGTATGTGACGGTGACGATTTCTTTGCAGTGCGCAGTGGAAATCGGATTGGTGCATATTGCAGAAATTGTGGACGCTGGCTCAAATGGATTTCAAAGAATGACGCTAAATGTTTTATAGCCGCAAATGCTATTAAAACAGTGAATGCTACTGTTTATGGCACAGTGAAAGAAAGTAAGGTGTAACTATGGATAAGCGAAACACTCTTCCCCGCATTTGCAACACGTCAGCTGACGAAAGACTTGGTGGTTGCCCTTGTACTGATTGCATCTACAACCTTAACCACTATGACCCGCATCCCAGCGATTGGCTTATTACCCAAAAGTTCTATTTGGATAAACAGGGCAAATGTTTACAGGGTAAAGGAGGCGACAAGTAATGGGTAATGGCGTGTTACCTGACGCAAAAGGAGTTGCTCGCTGTAGAATTGAAAAAGGACATTTGCTTATCCAAATGCCAGGTGAAAATATTAAAAGGAAAGTTATTTCAAAAGATTCCTTATTATATGTGGCGTATTCACTTAATAGGGAGTATGTACAGTTACCTGGAATTCATGACGCACCTGTTCGGGTTGTTGACCTGTCAAATGACATACTGAGGTCTAAGGTTCTTGTGTACAAAATAGAAACCTATAAGACGTTCACAGCTATTGTTGCAGGTGCTGGTTTTACTATTTGGGGAGTAAGTGAGGACAAGAAATGATTCTTGGATTATATATTCTAATAGTCTCTGCTATGCTGGCGTTGTACAGCATGATTACGGGCAACTTTGATAAATCGCTGAGCATAGTCATTACTGCATTATCTGTGCTTGGATTATTACTTATTTGCTTTGAGGCTGTAATTACTTTTTGAGGTGATAATATGGATTGTATGCGACAAGATTATATTCCAGAGCAAGTTTGCTTAGGTTCTGTTCCAGCTGGAAGCGTGGTTATGTTTTCTGATGATGACAGTCCTTATTTGGTAACAGATAATGCTCGAATTAGACAAGTGGTAGGCGGTACAGTTAATACTGTTGGAGTAGTTGCCTGTACGACTGGCGCTTTGAGCTGGTTTTCAGATAGGCATGATGTTATACCTATTAAAGATGCTACACTTGTATATAGATTAGTAGGAATGAATGAACCTAAACATGATTAACGCATTTGGCTGATGACTATGCGTAGATAAAACAAACCCCTCATCTCGAACCTAACGGAACGGGAAGAGGGGTTTTCTATATCCTTACATCAAGCTAGTACAAAGCGCATTGCAGATACGAAACTACATACAGGACGATTCATCATCGTTGCAAATCCTGCTGTATCAGTGCACTATGCAAGATGGGATAAGCTCAGTAAGACAGGGCTTTAAGAATTGCTTCTTTGCACATCAAGTTCTTAAACCTAAATGCGCCCCTGTCGAAATAATAACGCATCTGGTCAATAAACATCTTGTATGCGTTGAGCATAACGTAATTAACCCGATGGTCTTCTGTAGTGACAGCCAACTTAAACTTATACGTTGTGTCTGGCTTATCATCGCAATATATGACTCCTGAATCCGCAAACTCTCGTAAACCATACTCTTTGCCAAGATAGCGTAGAGTGCCGAGATACCGAGAAGCGCCTGTTGGTTTCTCGATGAACGCAGAACTGTCATTCAGATAAACAGCTTGCGTCAGATAGGTGTCATAAGTGTCCCCGGAAAATGCACTGTTAAATGCACTCTCAGCCTGTGCCTTTGACGCCGCTTCTACATAGCCTTGCTCAAGAACCCAACCATTGCCACGAAGAAAGTTCACGTTGTCATTCAGCCGAGAACTAATATTCATAGCAACATAGTATGGGTTCAAAAGTGTAACAGGGTTTGACAGCATATATACAGGGACATAACGACTTTGTGCACCTTGTCCACGGGCAACAGATGTGTGGATAGAGCGGAACTTCTTGACTTCATCTGCACAGTAGTGGTTCGTTTCGCTCTGAAATTCATCCATAACCATGCGTATCGTGTCTGAGAAGAAGTGAGAATATTTCTTTATCTGGTCTGCACTGTTAATACTAACAGCATACCCACAAGGGACTCCATCAAAGAACAATTCATGGAATATGCCAGCGGCTCGACGCTGTGAAGTCATAGTATGGCCCTTGTAGAATAAGCCGCCAATATCCTTGAAAAATTTGTCTGCACAGTCGTCCAGTTCGTAGTTGAATCGGAATAGTAACATGAACTTTTCTTTGGAGTTGATGAAACGTTTGATACAATAGCGGTTGAACCATGTTGTCTTACCGCCGCTTCTGTTTGTGGTGCACATATAAATTTCAGGCTTATTTCCGTTGACGTCCATAAGCGACAACAGCCTTGTACCATCATAATAGTCACCCATTGTGCTTGCTCCATTTCTGAGAACGATTCTCAGTTCTCTCATTGTTCCACATGGAACATTTATTTTTCTCTCTAAAAATATTATATCATACCCACTTCACAAAATCAACGGTTTATGGTATAATTATTATAGAAAACAGGACGGAGAGGAGGTGATTTCATGAATACCGTCTATTCTGTCCCCGTTGAAGTTAAACTTTCTGTCGCATTTATGATGGTCGATGTTTTTACGGGCATTTTGAAAGCCGTCAAAAACAAGGAACTTAGCAGTACCCGTGCAAGGGAGGGCATTTACAAGAAAGCGTCTTTCATTTTGTTCATTGCTTTTGGCTATCTTGCTGACTATGCTATGGACTATGTTGACCTTGGATTTAACTTCCCTGCCGCCGCAACTATCTGCACGCTGATTATTCTGACCGAAGCTATTTCTGTACTGGAAAACCTTGGTCAGATTAACCCCGATTTGGTGAAGTTGGTTGCACCGTTCCTGTCAGCATTAAACAGTAAGAAAGAAGAGGGTGAACGTAATGATTGATGTTGATATCGTTTTGTACTCCAATGGCGGTGCAGATGCAAATGCCATTACTGAGTCTGGCGATAGCATTTACTTTGGCTATGCAAAGAATGCTAACATTTATCGTCTTCGTGTTCATCCTACTGGAATTTGGGCAGGGCTTGCCATTAGAGCGTTTTATCACCCTAATGGTGATAAGCCGCCCGCACAACTGTGCGTTGACAACTATATCCCTGTTCCGTCCCTTATCACGGCAAATCCCGGTGACGGTCTTATCGTCTTTGAGGGCACTAATGGTACACAGGTTGTTACCAGTGCTAATGTGAAATATCATGTATCTGAAAATGCAGGTATCGAAGACGGCGACACGCCTAATCCGGGTACGCCTGCATGGGTACAGCTTGTTGAGACTGTTGGTGCAGAAGCTAAGTCTGCAAAAGAGTCTGCTGATAGGGCACAAGCCGCACTTGATGAATTGCTCAAAGGCATTCGTGATGGCAAGTTCGAGGGCAGTGAGGGGCCGCAAGGCCCAGCTGGCCCTCAAGGCCCGGTCGGCCCACAAGGCCCTAAAGGCGACAAAGGCGAACCCGGTGAAAACGGCAAAATGGGGCCGCAAGGCCCACGTGGTTTTCAAGGGCCACAGGGTGTCCCCGGTATTCAAGGCCCACGTGGTGATAAGGGTGATATCGGAGACGTAGGCCCGCAAGGCCCTAAAGGTGCTACTGGCCCAGAGGGCCCGCAAGGCCCTAAAGGTGAACCCGGTGCTGATGGTGCTACTGGCCCCGTAGGCCCGCAAGGCCCTAAAGGCGCTACTGGCCCTCAAGGCCCGCAAGGTCTTAAAGGTGACACAGGCCCAGAGGGCCCGCAAGGCCCTAAAGGTGAACCCGGTGCTGATGGTGCTACTGGCCCCGTAGGCCCGCAAGGCCCTAAAGGCGCTACTGGCCCTCAAGGCCCGCAAGGTCTTAAAGGTGACACAGGCCCAGAGGGCCCGCAAGGCCCTAAAGGTGAACCCGGTGCTGATGGTGCTACTGGCCCCGTAGGCCCGCAAGGCCCTAAAGGCGCTACTGGCCCTCAAGGCCCGCAAGGTCTTAAAGGTGACACAGGCCCAGAGGGCCCACAAGGCCCTAAAGGTGAACCCGGTGCTGATGGTGCTACTGGCCCTAAAGGTAACACTGGCCCGCAAGGCCCAGTAGGCCCGCAAGGCGTTCTAGGGTTCCTGCAACAGCCAAGCTCAACAGACTGGAATCATCTGACGAATCCGGGAATCTATGAGTTATCCACTAGTAATACTACTCACTATCCTGGCACAGAAACCAGTGAATGGATTTTGCTGGTGCTTACAGTTGGGCAAATTTGGGTTACTCAACTAGCCTTTCCTATTCACATTACTTCCAATTTCCATTATCAGCGTGAAAGTTCAAATGCCAACAACTTTACTTGGGGCGCTTGGAGTAAGGTAACGTGAGGTAACTGCTATGATTTCTTCTCAGTATTACGTCTTTGACGAAACATTGAACCCCACTGAAAAGATTTCCGACCACTTTGGAGTGTGGGAGTTTAAATGCAAAGACAACTCTCGTGTCATTGTGCTTGACAAAGCACTTGTTGAATTACTCGAAATTATCCGCTCACATTATAACAAACCTCTGCACATTAACTCTGGCTACCGCACAGTACAGTACAACGCAACACTCAAAAACTCTAGTCCTAAATCTCAGCACATTTTAGGCAAAGCCGCTGACATTTGGCTCGACGGTGTTTCGCCTAAACAACTGTACTCGTGGCTGGACTCTTCTTACCCTAATTCACTTGGCATCGGTATTTATAATACCTTTGTTCATGTGGATGTAAGAGAGGGTAAGTCCAGATGGGACTGTAGAACAAAGAAATAAACAGAGAGGAGAAAGCAATATGGAGCTTGCTGACTTCAATGCAAAAACGCAAGAAATCATTTCGAAACTGGGCGACAACGCCGACCAAGGCGCTGTAACAAATCTTCTTGCAGAACTAACAACTGGTTTCAGCGAAGAGATTGCGGCGAAAAACTCTGCAACCAAAAACGTTGAAACGTTGACTGCACAGAACGCAAAACTGAAAGAGGATAACATGAACCTCTTTCTTCGTGTAACTGTCCCGGAAGAACAGCTTAAAAATCCTGTTCGCCCGGAAGAAGATAAAGACCCGATTAACAAGCTGTTCACCAACGGACGGCTCAATCTTAAAGGATAATTTAGAAAGGACAGTGATTATTTATGGCAACTGCTGTTGATGTTGTGAATGCTGTTATCAATACCAGCACCACGCTGAAAGAGAATATTCCTCTCGCTACTGCCGCTACCTTGCAGGCTACTGGTGGCGCTATCATGAGTTTCACGCCGTTCATGAATGAGTTCATCAATGGCCTGGTGAACCGCATTCTGTTTCAGGAGATGCACAGCGCAACCTACGAGAATCCCCTGCGAATTTTCAAGGGTGTTGACATTCCCTTTGGCACTGATGTGCAGGACTCTATCGCAAACCCGGCTATCGCCACTCCCTACGATTCCTCTGCAATGAGCGATGTGCTCAGTGTTGGCAACCCGGACGTGAAGACCGTGTACTACCGCCGGAACCGGCAGGACAAGTACAAAGTCACCATCTTCGATGCCCAGCTGGCTGGCGCATTCACCAACGCCGACACGTTCAACAACTTCATCTCGATGATTCTCAACACTCTGACCAGTGGTGACAATATCGACGAGTTCAAGCTGATGAAAGGCCTTGTGGGACAGGCTATCAACGATGGCAATGTCAATAAGACCACCATCGCTCTGGGCGCTGACCATGAGACTTTCGCTAAAACTCTGATTACCGACGCAAAGGCCAAGTATCTTCAGTTCCAGTTCCCCAGCTCTGCCTATAACTGCTACCAGAAGATGGCTACTGCGGCGGGTGTTGCCAATGCTACCCCGCTGACCACCTGGACGACTCCCGACCGAATCAGTGTTCTCATTCGTGCCGATGTGGCGGCATACACTGACGTCGAGGTTCTGGCAAAGGCGTTCAACATGAACAAGACTGAGTTCATGGGCCGTCAGGTCATCGTTGACTCCTTTGGTGACACTGGTGACGCTATGAAGACTCTGGCTGTTGTTGCTGACAACACTTTCCTGCGCACTCACGACAACCGCTTCCAGATGGCTGAGACTCCTTACAATGCGGCAACTCTGAGCCGCACCTACTTCCTGCACCATTGGGAAACCATGGCTTGCAGTCCCTTTGCTAACGCATGGGCATTTGTCGAGGAGTAATAAACTAACTGCTCCATATTTTTCTCTTCTTACGGTAACAGCTTGCTCTATAGTTAGCTGTGAGGGCGGGACAGGGGCAAGGGGGAAAAAATGTTTACACCAACTACAAATTTACGGCTACTGAGCACGCCGCTTGAAAGCGATTACAGGAACACCCTCTGGTTTCCTAATCGTGAAGCTCAGACGAACTACTTCTTGGGTAAAACCGTGAAGACGTTCACTAACTTCAACTACATCAAGAAGAATAACACAATCGTAGTAGAGGGCGAAGTTGACCTTTTCTACAATTGTAACTATATCATGTACCAGAACGCAAACTTCACCAACAAATGGTTCTATGCATTCATCGACAGAATCGAATGGGCAAGCAACAACAGCGTCCGCTTGTTTGTTTCTACTGATTGCATTCAGACTTGGTTCTTTGACATTACTTATTTCCAAAGCTATGTTGACAGATGTCATTCGGACACTGACGTGGCAGGAGATAATATTGTACCAGAGGATTTTAGCATAGGGAACCAAATGGGTTATTATCAAGTTGGTTCTATTGATATGACTCCAAACGGCATTTATGTGTTTGCTACTGCTGACCCAACAGGTACGCCGAATAATGGCACTATGGAAAGTGGCATTTTTAGTGGCGCTGGTAAGATGATTGGACTGAATACGTCTCAAATCGACACCCTTAAAAGCCATCTGAATACTTATGTAACAAACGGAACAGCTACAGCTGTTTCACGCATTCAGCAAGTACCATTAAATCCACCCAAATCTGTTTCTTACGCAAAACATCCAACACATCTTGATTGCATCGGAAAAAACGGAATCACTTCTTATACGCCTAAAAACAACAAACTACTTTCTGGCGCTTTAACTACTGCCTATGTACAAATGTATGGACAGGAGTTAGCTTTTAATCCAGAGGGAATTAACGGCTCTGACATTAAGCTTAAAATTGGTGTTGACGTCACTACTGGTACAGTCGGAGTTATTGTTGATAACTACGGAAATACTAACATCACAGCACTTACTTTAACTTCTGTAATCCCAGAAAGCACTTGGGCTTACAATCAGTACAAAAATGATTACAACTTACATGCTGGAAGTAACGCTATTTATAATCGCAGAGCTGGTGTTCAGCGTGCAACAGCTAGAAATACTGCCGCTCTTAAAACGGCTATTGCTGGCATCGAGGCGGCTGGAACAACTGCAAACCAGTTCAGCACATACAATTTAGCTAGAATAGCCTTAGGCGGTGTTGGCGGTGCTCTTGGCGGTGCACTAAATAGTGCGGCTAAAATCGCTGAAAGCGGAATGTCAGCTTATGAAGCCTATCAAAATCAAAAAATCTGGGACTATGGCGTAGATGAAATTTCACAAGACCTTACAGCAATCACAGAATCTATGACTGCCCCAGATGTAGGCGGTGTAGCTAGTAGCAACATTTATATTGCAACAGACGAAACCGCTCTCTCCTATGGTTTCAAAGTCCCGCCACTTGATATGATAAAGCGATTTGATAAATACTTAACTGTATACGGTTACAAACAGAGTGAATACAGAGCTATCAACATTCATGCACGTTCTAGCTGGACGTTTATTAGAACAATGGGCCTTAACGCCGAGGGCAATTTCCCCGATGAAGATATGAACATCATCAAACGTGCATTCAACAGTGGTATCTTCTTCTGGGCCTACACAGCCACTTATGGCAACTTCGACCAAAACAACACTATTGTATAAAGGGGTGATGATATGGCAAACTCAGCAGAAGAAGCGCTTGCTGAACTGAAACAAGCGTGTACCTCTAACAATGCTGTATACGCCACTCTGAAAGTACAATACACTGGTTCTTGGCGAGATGATATCAACCAGATTTCCACAATGGCTGGTGTGCCAGTTGAAACACTTCTCGCTTTGAACCCTTGGCTTACACAGAACAACTTCGTTGCAAATGACCACGACTACATTACTATTAAACTGACTGCTGGTTCTCCGGGAATCGGCGGCGGTTCTAACAACCAGAATCAGGTCGCTGGCTTTTACAGCACGTCAGCGTGGTTTCATCCCTTGGGCGTTGGAACATGGTACTGCACAACCGAATTTAGCTCTAAACACACTGGTATTGACTTAACAACTGGCACTCCCGGGCAAATTAAAGGGACTCCAATTTACTCTGTAAAAGCTGGTACTGTTGTACAAAGCTATTTATCTGATAGTTGGGGATATACCGTTTTAATTCGCCACGATGATACTGTTGATTCTGCTGGTAATTGCTACTACACCCGCTATGCTCACATGGAAAGTGCTGGGCCGTCTGTTGGAACTAAGGTTTCACAGGGCGACCAAGTAGGAACTGTAGGCAATACAGGACGGTCTACTGGCTATCACTTGCATTTTCAAATTTATTGGACTTCTGCAAGTCGCACTGACTATACGGCATTTACTGGCTCTGCTGACTTTGGTGTGAACCCGAATAGCATCTCAGACTTCCCCGGTATTCCATATCATGAAAATTCCTATTCTTCTGTTAAGATTCAAAAATCTAGCTATGTTACTGACAAAGACGTTGAAATCCTAAAGGGAGCCGCCGCTGGTGATGGCAGTGTAACTCAAAGTCAATTTGATGAAACTGTCAATGGCATTGCTGACCGCATTATTGCTGGAAAAAACATTGACAAAAACAGCGACCTTGGCAATATCATTCGAGAATACATCAAAGCACAGTTTGACGGTATCAAAGGCGCTGGCATTCAGGCAGTGCAAGACCTTGTAAACGGCGCAAGCTTTGAAGCAACACTTGATAAATTCTGTCAGACAGTTGTTGACAATACCATCTACTTTGTAGAAAACAAAATCAATGAGCTTATTCAATATGCTATCGACAAGGGCAGAGAACACGCACAAGCACAAGTAGAAAGCGCTAAAAAACAACTGAAAAACTGGATTTGGAACACCACTAAAATTGACGAAAAAAGTGAACTTGCACAATCTGTCGGCGCTTACCTAGACTCTTACATTGACTATGTTGTTGACAATGGGTGGGCCGCTGTTCGTACAGCTATTACCACAGGCGATATTAAGGGAGCCGCTCAAAACTTTGTCACTTTGGTGACACGTCAAGGAATTGACTATGTGTGTGAACTTGGTGCACACGCCGCCGCAAACGCCGTTACTAGCTACATTGGCTCGCACTTTCAAGCAAGTGACAACTCACAGATAGTTGCTGACCTTGCAGTAGGTATCATCAACGTAACTTCGCAATCTGTTGGACTGCTGTTAAAAGGTGATATTAGTATTGAGCAAGCGGCGAAAAATATTCTTCTCCAAGCTGTAACATCTATTACATCGTTTGTAGTTGAAAAATACATCGTACCTGTTGTTCAGAAATGGACAATAGCCGCTGTAACAACTATCATAGCCAGTATTGCAGGGGAACAAGTAGCCGCAACTGTAATGGGCACATTAGCTGGGCCTCTCGGTTATGTGGCGGGTCTTGGTATTGCATGGCTTGCAAAAAAAGCTTGGAACTGGTTATTCGGATAAGAGGTGAACCACAATGTACAATTATGACAACGAATTATCTGACAAACGTGCCGCCCACGCCGCTTATGCTGACTACTATCATCGTCTCAAAAACCTTGCTACTACCATGTTCAAATGGGAGGGTCTTCCCGATTCCGTTAATGAACGGTATCTTGAATGGTGTTTGTTCGTTGATGGACGTGCGGTTTTCTTTGAAGACCCAACCAAGGGTTTTATGTGTCTCAAAGCATCTCTTGAGGGCATCAATTTCTATGATGAACCTATCAAGATTAGACCCATCAGCCCCATCAAGTCTTTCGATGCTATCGACTTCGATAAATGTGCTCTCATTCGAAATACCCCAGATATGTACCCCACCTTTCTTACCACTTTGCGGTACACTGAGAAGCTCTGGGACATTGACGAGACAATCGACGTCAACGTGAAAGCACAGAAGACGCCAGTGTTGATTCTGACTGATAACAAGCAGAAAGCAACGGCACAAGCTGTTTACCAGAAATACACTGGTAACACCCCCGTTATCTACGGAATGAAAGGAACCTTTGACCCTAATTCGTTTATGGTTCTTCGCACAGACGCACCTTTTGTGGCAGGACAGTTGCAGGATATTAAGATTACCATGTACAATGAGTATCTGTCTTTTCTTGGCATCGGCATGGCTGACTTCAAGCGGGAACGTCGTGTAACTGATGAAGTGGAACAGTTTGACCAGCAAGCAAACGCCCTTGCAAATATCGGTCTGTCTCAGCGCAAGAAAGCGTGTGAGAAAATTAACAAGCTGTTCGGGCTGAATGTCAGCGTAAGGCTGGCAACTGACACTTATATGACTGACGGTGAGAAGTATTCCAAGAACGCGTCCACTATCAGCTATGTAAGAAGCAAAGCCACTAATGAGGGGAGTGGTGATAATGGCTGAGTACACAATTGAACTTGGAAAACTTATCACACTAGCTGATTTCGATATCGGCCTAAATGACTATCCTCTGCCTAATTTCCTCAAGTCTTCTGGCGACCGGGAATCGTGGCGAAACGCACTTAACCAAAAAATCATCAACCATTACCAATTCAATGAAATTGGGTGCTTACCACCAGACCGTTTCAAAGTGTTCTTGAACAACACGATGAACGAAATCATGCCTTACTACAACAAGCTGTATGAAGCGATGAACGCCAAGTGGGAGTTCTTCACTGGTGGCACTCTTACTGAGATTGTCAAAGGTGATGCAACCGATGACCGTACCATTACCAAAACTGGCACTGATACGCTTGCACATACAGGTAATGATACCACAACCAGCGAGGGCAAACACGCTGACACCGATACTACCTATAATCTGGGAGTTGCTTCTGATACTCCCGGACAGATGCTCAACATTGAGGTAGATATCGCAAATAACACTTACGCTTCTAGTGCTACTAAGAGCAAAGGCAATAGCCAGCACTCTGGTAATAACAGCAACACTGACAAAACAGACTACAACTCTACCGACACCACCACGCACAACACTACCGACAAGGACAAAAATCAGCACAATGACAACAAGAACAGAACAGTAAACGGGTTGAACAACCGCAGTTATGCTGAACTGTTCAAGGAATACTCCGAGTCTATCCGCAATCTGGACTTGGATGTTATCAACGAACTGAAAGATTGCTTCATGGGTATTCTCTAAAGGGGGTTTAACTATGGTTAACTTTATTCAGGCCGCTAATGACAAAATCAAAATCACTGAGGACGTCAGTTACCTGCTGAACGACGCTCTTCATGTCAACACTGTGTTCACTGCAAGCGCCGCCGTCACTGCTGGCGAACCTGTTCTGCGCATCAATCTGCCCAATATCGGCAATCACGCTGAGATTAACTGGTACAATACCAGTTCCGACTACTCGGCAACTGCCGCCGCCAAGGTGAAGAACACGTTCAGCACCAAAGACGGCCTGCACGATATCACCATCTCTCTGAGTGCCGCTACTGCCGCTTCTCAGGAGTACCATATCGAGGGTTGGGTGAAAACTGCATGAGTAAAAGTAAGTGGAAAGAGCTTGTGGACTTGGGCATCGAATTGCTGAAAGTCATCAGCAAGTACCTGTCCAATGCCAGCGCAATCATCTTTGGCCCTAAGAAATGAGGTGATAAGATGGACTACAGCCAGCTGACGCCGTTGCCGTTCCTGCCTGTGTTTGGCAAATTTGACTTGAACACTTATGTGCAGGGTTCCAGTGATTACGAGATTATGGCTCGTGTCATTGAGACATATAACTCTGCTGTTAAGCTGTTTAACCAGATTATTAAGGACTACGGCGACTTTGACAATACCATCAAACAGCTTACCGAAGACTACGAGAACCAGCTCAAACAGTACAAACAGGACACTGACAAGAACATTTCCGACTTCAAAACCTATATCACGAATCAGCAGAACACCTTTGAAAATAACATCAACGTTAAAATTAACGAGTTAACTGACCGTGTAAATGACTGCTACGCAGAAGTCGAAAAGCTCATTAACGGTGAGTACATCGAGACATACGTACAGGCACTTGCTACTTGGATTGACAATAACTTACAAGTTATGGTATCCAAGATTGTGAAATACGTCTGGTTCGAGGTCAATGAGGACGGCTACTTTGTGGCCTATATCCCGGACACTTGGGACTTCATTGACTTCGACACCGAGATGAACCCCGATGACGAAGACTATGGAAAGCTTGCCTTGCTCTGGGAAACCGCTATCGTACAGTAAAACCAAAATGGACAGCTCTTGAAACAAAGAGTGGGTGGGTAAGGGGAAATGTTACAAAGGAGATACTACTATGGCTTTGAAAAAGTATATCGGCGCACGTTATACTCCTAAATTCATGGGCGCATGGGATGCACAGACTGTGTATGCGGCTCTGAGCGTTGTCTATGCCAATGAGCAGAGCTATGTCAGCCGCAAGACGGTTCCTGCTGGCACTGAAGTTACCAATACTGAGTATTGGGTGAAGAGCGCAGACTGGAACGCTCAGGTTGCGGAGTACAACCGCAACGTTGAGAACTACAACAGGAACGTGGAGGAGTACAACAAGAATGTTGTTGCCTACGAACAGGCAGTGAACACGTTCTATGCTGATACCCTGCACAGCTATGACAACAAGGCGGCGATGGTGGCTGACCAGGATTTGAAGCTTGGCGACACCCTGCTGACCTGCGGCGATAAAACCATTGGCGACAATGGCGGTTCGTTCTATCAGGTTGTGGCTGAAACCAGTGCTAAGGCTGTGGCGTTGGAGAATGGGCTGTATGCGTTGCCGTTCGAGTTCCAGCCGTATGACTACTCTGAGTTCGCAGAGAAGACCGACCAGTATAAGCAGGAGACGGACGCTCAGATTGCGCAGATGAAAGAAGTCTCCCTGCACACCTACAACACGCAGACCCAGATGAAAGCTGATAGGAGCCTTACTCCTAACACTGTTGTTATGACTGCTGGTGAAGCCGCCATTGGCGATAACAAGGGCAGTTTCTATGAGATTCAGGAAGCCAGTGACAAGAACGATGCTGTGCCACTGGATAACGGCAATAAGGCTGTTCCGTTTGCACTGAATGTTGGTACGATTGCTGGTAACGCACTCACGTTCAATGGCAAGAGCGAAGCGGCTGGCATCTGGAATGTGAAAGCACCTGCAAGTCTGACTATTCCGCTGACTATCCCGCAGGGTGGTACGGCAATGACGTATCTGGCAGTGCTGTATACCAGTACCAGTGCAACTGTGACGGCGAATGTCACTGTGAATGGGACTGGACAGGAACTAACATTCATCGATAAATCTGACAGTGGCTACGAGAAGTTTGTGGTGTATGCTATTACCTGCAAAAACACTGACACTATTTACTGGAGCAAGAGCACGGTAAGTAGCTGGCAGACAGAATACAAAGCTGGTAGTATTGGCTATAACACAAAATTTGGTGCTAATGCACCTGCTGAGCTCAAAGACATCGCATTTATTTTTACTTCCGATTTAGTCTTCAAACCTACAAAGGATATTATCCTCGACAGTGTAACAGTAAAATTACCAACTGGTACGTATACTACCACTGACACTAACCCCTCTGGCGTGGAAGTTTATGTTTATAACGAAACTACTAATAACTGGGATAAACTATACACAAAATACTCTACACCTACCAGCGGTGTACACACATTCAATATCACCAGCGAACACGTACTGAAAGCAGATAAATATTATCGTTTATCTACTTTAGCATGGAATACTTCTATCAGTTTGGGACGTTATATGGTGGCAAATGAAGCCATGAGCGTGCAAAGCGGCACATTCGACATCATCAACGTGTCAAAACCAAGCAACATTTCTAAAAATAACAATTTCAACGGAATTATCGCATATCATACAGCTATTTAACTTCAAAATGCAAACTCCTGGGCCGAGTATAAAGGGCCCTTTTTTGGTGCAATGAAATAGGCTGTGAATGGTACAAGTAAGTAGTGTAGATTTGGTTTATGCTGAACCGCTCCCGCAGGTACTCGCGAATTTTTCTTTATCCGTAACCCACGTTTGCAGGAGGCAACCGGAAA